AACCGGGATATTCATTCTATAAAATCCTGTTATTTTTACCGCACTTTCGGAATCATATCCAAACAGTTTACCTACACCATACTCAATTGGTATTTTAGGGGTATAAGGGTCAACACCTCTATTTAATATTACAACGTAATTATTATTAACATTTCTAACATAAGTCATTGAATTTAATACTTTAACTCCAGGTAATAATTGCCCCGGAACCGCACCTACATAATCAACATATCCTCTACCACCATAGATATTACTATTAGCATTATTATACATTTTGAAAAAAGTGGTATCATTTGCAAAATATTTTTTATTTAACGAATTTTCTAAAAAATTTGGTGAGGTAGGGTTTAAACACATACCACTAAATGAACTATAAGTCATTCCGGTAATAACTTGGAAGTATTCGACATCAATTGGGAATTTATGAATATTTGTGGTCGATGTAGCAGTTATTGTAACATTATATAATGGTGACGGTATATTACCACTTCCATTTGGATTTGCATAATTAACCCTAATTTGAGTATTACCAGTATATGTCGTACCTGTAATTGCGTAATTATTAAATTTATTTTTAATACCTTTACTTAAATTAGGGTCTTTTGTATAAGATGGATTCTGAAATGATATCATTTGTCCCGCAGCAAATTTACGAGCCGTAGACTTATCACACAATATTACAATAGTATTATCTAAATGAAACTGAGTTTGACCTGTCTCAAAATTTACCGAAATTCTATTAACCCCACCACCCGGATTACTAGCCGTTTGGTTAAAGTATTTAGCTTTAACATTAAATAAATTAATTCTATCCGCAAGAGGTAGGCCATTAGTAAACCAATCCCATTCCGTCGCTATAGTATCCCCACCCGAACCAGTGGTTAATATTTCTGATTGTAAATAAGGTGCTCCAATAGTTGATGAACCGTATTGACCATCATAGGTGTACCCCGCAAAGTCATTAGCAAAAATAGTTTTTAATTGACCAGTAAAACCTGTTGGATTTGTCTCCGAGTTATACGATGGTAATTTAAATCCCGCAAAAGTTGATATTGGAGCTAATAATAAACCATTATTTAACGGAGAAATCGGTTTTGGGTCAGAGAATATTGTTGGACAAGGTACTAGTTCATCCTCTTCATCATCAGGTGCACCATCAGGGTCAGGTTCTTCATTAACCGATTGACCTTGAGTACAAGAACATAAATCACAATCCGGATATGTTAAAATTGGAACTTTAATACCTTTTAAATCAATTTCCCATAATTTTCTTAAAATATAATATAATAATATCGATAAAATTAAATAAATTACTATCATTGCAGCGTAACCCGCAATCATACCTAAAGCATATGGTACACACCCAATAATTAATAAAATATAATTAACAATACTAGCAAGACACCAAACTATTAATCCAGGGACAACAATAATACGTAACAACCATACCACAAAGTATAAAATATGTAATAGAAGTATTAACGCAAAAAAGACCGGTGTTAATATGATACTAAAAAACATAAAAATTATATAGATAATATCAAACCTAAAATTACCATCATTTGTTGGAAATCTATTGTTTTCACTCTCACAAGACTCATCTAATATATTTTTAATACCAATATATCTTTCAGCCCCACTACTACGTCCTCTATGATTATCAATAAACTCAGAAACAGTATAAACTTTATTATATTGCATCATATAAAATTTATCCTCACAATTTATTGCGTCTTGTATCATTTGTTGGTCACCATAATCAGCCCAATCAACACTAAAGGCGTATGATTCTTCTTGGTACGTTGAATATTCACGAATATTTGGAACTAAATAATGTGCTCGTTTCGTTACCTCAGATAATGATGGTGATTGAGCCCATTTAACTTTAAATCGATACTTCGCCTTAGTTGGAATACCAATCTCAGGGTCATTAGAGATTACCTGTTCACCAAACTCATTTGTGGTATAATAATCCATATTCATCGGAACGTCGATTAACCAAGCACCATTTTCATCAATAACTTTACCACCGGATTCTAAACTAAAATTTTCAAGAATAGGTAAACCGTTAGAATCTTGTAATATTGTTTGTCTAATTGCCAATATTTCACCCGGTCCTGCTATTAAATTACATAAATAACCTGACCTATTAGTTGGTTTACAATTAGATTTCACCGCATTAGTGTTAGAATCTGATATAATTGACCCCATAAAAATCGAAGTTGGTCTAATGTCAATACTTGCCTCACTACTTAAATCAAAATCGGTCCTTGTTATACCTAAATTACAAATTTCAGGTTGACCCCATAATGGTTCTACTTCAATAGATTTTTTTAAATTAACAATTTGAGGTAACTCACGTAAATTGTTAGATGATTTAAAATTTGTTCCGGCAACTTGAGCTTCAGTTGCAATCCCCATTCTAACTAAATCCTGAGGTGATAATGAAAATTCACCAATATCAGATAAATCAACATCCATTACAATCGTATGAGACCCTACCGGTACTCCAAATATCATAAAATCACCACTTTCATTAGTTACCGCATTATATTTGTAATATTTGTCGTAAACTTCAATAAGTGTTGGATTTGTTAAAACATCTTTTCTTGTAAAGAAAGTTCCGGTTGGAACGTGAGCACTATATGATTGAACATATGGTAATAAATTATATCTATAACCATCATCATTATTATCCAATAATGTTTTATATGGATATAATTCAGATATAATTGGGTTGGCTTGGTCTACACTATCTAATGGTAAAAAGATAGAAACTTTGGCATTTGGAATACCAAATCCGTTATTAACACTAACACGACCAATAACAACACCATAGTCGGCGCATTGTCGTGTGTAGATATCACTTTGTAAAATTTTTAGGGATAGAATTTCTAAATGTTCGAATTCCTGTTCGATTAATACCTTCAGAGAAGTATCAACACCGACCTTCGTTCTTATTCTATATGACTTTGACATTTTTTATCTTTTTAAATAAATAGTTTATACACTATTTTTAAAAGATAATTCATAATTTTTAAAAATAAATTATGACTTGTAGTTATATTTTTTTACAAAATCAATAGGGTTTGAGTCTCTTCCAATAAAATCATTAACAATTTTAATAACATATTTATGAACAGTATTATCAATCGATGTGTGGGTAGTATTTGGAATATCTAAATTAATTACTTTAGTCGTTTTATTATCTTTAAATAATGACACTTTACCACCGGAATTAGTAAAGAAAATCATATTATCTGACCACTTAACAGACATAAAGTTTATTGCGTAAGTAACATTATCTTTAATTTGGTAATCATAATTATTATACAATTGATTTGCACTATCTAATAATATAGTCAAATCAACCTTAATATTCTCTTTATTTAAATTGTCTAATACTTGTGCAACATTATACCCACCAATACTATGACCTACTAGAATAACTTTACCGGTTGGGTTGAATAACCTAAAATATTTAACCGTCTTGAATACTTCTTCAGATGTTAGATTATAATTGTTTGTTCCGATATAAGTAATTACACTAGTTTCTTTTGTTTCAACCTTACTTTCCAAAAGCCCCAAACCATCCATATCCCTTGTTTTGGAAATATCTATCTGAACCTCATTAGGTCCGGAAACGTCTTTGAATGGTCCTAATGAACCTTCAACAACTATTACTAAATTTTTGGTGTTTTTATTAAAATAATCTTGAGGATGTTGAGTTATTTCTAATTTTCTTCGTTCTGTAAACTCACGATAATCAGTAACAATAAATGAAGTTAACATTATTAATAAACAAATTTGAAATTTTGTTATTTTTTTGGATTCTCTAAATTTATTAAAAAAAATTAAAAAAATAATAATTGAGCAAATCAATCTGAAATTGAGATACAATCCCGAAACGAAACACTGAGACCAAGTTCCGTTATATCCTTTTATAAAGGTTATAATGTCTGTTATATAATCCATCTAAAAAAAATAGATGGTTAAAATTAAATTATCAAGAGAAGTTAACTGTTTTTAGATTTTTAACTCTAATATTAATATCTTTGTTTGGATATTTAATTTGATAAGTTTGATTTGGTTGTGCAAAAATTGTTTCATCAATCAATTCAATTTGTTTAGTCGCACTATCAAGATATCTTTGTGATGTTTGTGAAGACGAATATTGTCCACCAACTTGATTAAATACTTGAATTTCCGATAATGAAATAACACCATTTTCACTTTGTATTAATCTTCTTAATTCAGATATATTAACATTCTCACCTAATTGTCTGTTAATTGGTTCAAAATAATCAGAAACAATAGTTATTATTTGAGAAATCACCGTACCTTGATTTTGAGTACTATCTAACACCACATCAATATTAAAACTTAAATCAATAACATTTGCACTTTGTATTGATACATAATCATTTATCATACGATAGTTTGACAGGTAATTTGCGACATTATTTTTCAAAGTATTTGATATCACTTCAGTTAATCGACCTGTTTCATCATAAGATAACATCTGAACAATAATTTTATTATTATTTTCAGTTATCGCAACTTTTGCCGGAGCACCAAATTGTGACGGCATCGTTCTAATTATAGAATCATAGTCGTTTACTGTTACCGCTCTTTTTTGAGCTGCAAAATTATAGGATACTAAATTTCTGATTTCTTCAGTTGTTGGGAAATTAGCTCCACCAATAGCCGCAGTCACATTAGTACATCTTAATGAGTTAACTACAGTTGTGTTAACACTATCAGATGGTCCATTAACAAAGAATGAAACAGTACCAATTTGAGTAATTGCATTTACACCAATATTACTACCGACACCACCACCAACTCTATATTGTATGAATAGTGTTGTATTAGGTTTTAATGTACTACCTAACGCTAAGTTATTGGAGTACTTGTATAAATTCAATTGAAACCCGTCTCTCGCAAATTCTCTTAATTGTTCATCAGCGGATTGTGAACCACCACCAAACGTTACTTTTAAAAACCCTTCAGGTGTAAATTCAGTGATAAATTTATTACTTGTTTGAATATACTTACCAACCTTAATTCCCGGAGCATCCGATACTTTAGTTGGGTCTTCAACAAATACTCTATCCTCAGCTAACGCATCCACTTCATACCATCTATTATCTAAACCTAAAAATTCTTGAACTGAAGGTATATTAGTATATTGCGTACTATCTTTTAACAACACACTAGTCACTCCCAACACATTTTTATCCGGTAAAAATAGTTCATAAAAAGGTCTTACATCATTTGGTGTTACTACTTTTTTGAATACTTTTGTTGTTCCGTTTACAACAGTTTCTCGTTTAGTAATTGTATAATTTAATAATTTATTATTTGAATCAAAATTAGGAATTTTTAACCTATTTGGGAATCCTTCAGCATTTATTGGTGACGTAAAATCAATATCGTAAACAGTTTCAAACACTTGTCCAGCACCATTAACTTGGGAACCTCGTCTTAATATACCACAATATCTTAAATCTTCCTTATCACCAAAAGCCGGAACCGTAATTGAAAAATCAACCAATGCAACTGATGGTCTCATTCCCGGAACTTTTAACCCGTAAGTTTTTGCAATATTAAAAACTGATGACCTTTGTTGTGCATATTGAAGTACCGTCTCTTGAATACTTCTATCTATATTAAATTGTAAGTTATCTGTTACAGCAGCATTTAAATCTAATAACACAGAAAAAACTGACGCATCATTAAAGTTTTGGATTGTATCCGGATAATACGTTCTAGTGAAGTTAATTAACTCCGTTCTAATTGATTGGAAATCCCTTGTAGTATAGGAAATTTTCTTATTTGCCATAATTTTTATATATTAATAATTACAAAGTCGCTACTATTAAACACATCATTAGTAATGGTGTAATCAATCTTAACTTTTGCGGTATGTTCTTTATTTGAGATGTCTGATACACGAAATATTCTTTCATCGTTATCATTAATGTAACTACCTTTATCTTCATCATCATCAGAAGCGGCGGTAATACTAATATTAGTTATTCTTATTCCGGGTAGATACACTCCGGCCGCCTCTCTAATTTCTGCCTCAATTTCAGAAAAAGTAGGTCCATCTAAAGGTTCAAAAATAAATTCGTATAATCTTGTCCCAAAATCAGGTAAATAATATCTACTACCTTTTCTTGATAATAAAAGGTGTATTAAATTTGACCTAATCTCTTGGTCATTATAATCTGATAAATCTAAATACTTCCCATCAAAAGATTCTCTAAAGGGGAAAGTTAAACCATATGTAATTCCATCTGCCATAACTATAAATATAGTGTCGTGATTATTTTTTATAAATACCCCCAAAATAAAAAATCACGACCTAAGTCGTGATTTATATTCTTGTTAAGAACCACATCCGAAACATTCAAATTCCGTATCAGTTGGTTTTTCTGTTAATTCAACCTTTGGTTTTTCAATTGGTTTTGATTGACCCACTTTTGAGATGTCAACCGCCAAGTGTTTAGCCCCGGTCGATATCGCTTTTGTTCTAACATAATAACAAAGAGTTTTCAATCCTTTACCCCAAGAATGGAAGTGTGATGATGAAATTTTTGATAATGTTGGGTTAGACATATAGATATTCATTGATTGTGATTGGTCAATGAATGGTGCTCTGTCAGCCGCCATATCAATA